ACTAAGAACGCAGAAAAGAACGCAAGAGCTATGCTGAGTAGATTATCAATAGAACAGCTTATAAAAGAATTTGACATGACTGAAGATATACCAATTAGTCTTGAATTGTCCATGGTCCGTGGTTGGATTATGGATGAACTGGAAAAGAGAAATCCAGAAGCTTTTGACAAATGGCTTGATCTTGATTATCCAGATAATGAATCATTAAAAAAATTATATTTGAACGCATAGAATAAGCCGTAGGAATTAACCTACGGCTCTTTTTTATATCACGTCAAAAGGCACTGACGGACGTTCTAAGACATTTATATAACTTAATGCGTGTTCTTTATCCTTGCACTGGATATAAGGGATATATGAGCCGTTCACATATTCAAATAAGGCTATCCATGTATCTTTCATGGTAACAAGTACCCAGTCTATGCCGTTACAACTCTTGTTCTCTCTCTGCCCTGTTCCGTTCTCGTCTACCCATTTTTGAAACTGATCTCTATTCATGTACCTGTTCCTCGCTTATGCCCTTTAAATTGTCTTTTAACATCCGTACACACTCGTTGAATCCGTCACGTTTACCGCATAGATACATATTGTGGCCGCTGTAATCATCCATAGGCGGTATTAATGTACATAAGACATATAAATCTTGCTTATTCATTTTAAACTCCTTTAAATCCTGCAATTATCGCACAAAATACAGTTGATAACACACATACATAAGATGATAACATTGCAATTTTTAAAACTTTTTGTATATTTTTATCATTTTTAAATTCCTGTAATGTACGATTTACTACCAGATCAACACAAAAAATTAATAAATATATAGCCGTTGTTGCTCCACATAGTCCCAGTGATATTTCTGCAATACCATACATCACTATAAATAATATATTGCTCACTTTTTAGCCATCCTTTCGTACATTTCACAAGTGCACGTCAGTTTATTTACCTGTTGGCACTTCTCTAAATACATCTTGTCCATTTCTTTTATGTCCTGCGGTGTCAATCCTGTTTCTTTGTACTCAAGAAGTTCTTTCAATGCCATCACTGTTATTTTGTCCAATGGTGTTTCTACAATAGCTTTATGGGCACTCAGTGCGTTTCTGATAACATCAAGATTTAGATTCTCTGGTTCTTCAATCTCTTCCATTCTTTCAAACATCTCATACATCGTAACACCCAATGCTCCTGCTATAGTCATAAGATTAATGTGTTTTGGTTCTTTTTCCCCAAGTTCATATGCTTTAATATCAGTGACTGTATAACCGCATCTTTCAGCAAGTTCTTTTTGTGTCATTCCTTGTGCTTCTCTGGTTTTCTTTATTGCTTTAGCTGTACTAATCATTTTCTTCCCCTCCTGTTCCTGTTCAAAGCATTCCGTTTCATAAATTTTTCTTTAGATAACGACTTGTAATAAGGATTTTTCCTTTTGATAACGTTCTTCTCTGCCTTACAATCGTCTTGAAACTGTTTATAGCCGTCACATAGGGTATGGCAATTATAAGCTCTTCCTGTGGCTTCTGTGCACCCATAGCACGGATTATCTTTCCCTCTCATAATAACGCCCCTTTATAACTTGATAACTTTTTGTCCTCTGTCATACTGATTAAGTATTTTATCCAACACTTTTATTGCTTCTTCTCTTGTTTCACATTTCTTGATAGTGTATACATTATATAATGTCACACAACTTACCTCATATCCATTTACTGATTCAGAAACATATAACCTAACGGCATGTTGCATATTTATAGCCGTTGCATCATCAATTTTTATTAACACTTAAGACCTCGCTTTCTCCCCAGTCTAACCGATTCCCACACTCACAAACTTCTGTCCATTCCGCTACATAACTTTTACATTTAGGACATCTGTATAACGCCACGTCTTTTCCTTTAAGGCTTTTGTGCCGTTCTCTTATCGGCAGACTGTGTAATATTTCTCCCATGTGTTCATAATCTTCTAACGTCATTGTAATCGTATCTCTTGCTTTAGCGGACTGGCAGAAACCACTGACTACCAGTCCTAAGAAAACACCAATGATAACAAGTAAGATTTTTAGTATCATTCTTTCAGCTCCTCTTCTTCTAACATCTTTTTATAGTTTTCCTCTACCTCTTTATTAGTAGCTACTCCATAGGCAATTTTGTTCGTTATACAAGGTTCTTGATTTTTAAAAATACAAACAGGGCATACTCTTTTACGGCAATAATCATCTAAATCTTTTTCCTGTTTTCTTCTTTTTGGATTCATGTCACAGGTCATTGTTGCAATAACTATCCCTGTCTTTGTATCTGTCACTACCATTTTTGCTTTTTCAGAACGATAATAAGTATTTGATTCTAACGCTCCGACATCCATATTGTTTTCATTGATTGTCTTTTCTATGCTTTCTAAAAAACACTGTGCTACCTGCTCCGCTATTGTCATAGTCGTTCTCCTTTTCAATCTCCCATTTTCCATAGTAACCCTTTGTCATTTCCTTTAGCTGTGTCAGTGCCATAATAAAATTGTCAAGTTCGCAAGTATCAGTAAAGTTTATTCTCACTTCACTGCCTGTTTCTTCTTCCATGGTAACTGGTCCACCAACAGTTCTCCTAAAATTTAATGTTACGTGCAAACTATTGTGTTTTTCTGTTCTCATGCTTGTTCTTATACAGTCCACATTTTTATCAGCTCGATTTGAATATATTTTCATTCTCCCACCTCTAAATCTTTCGCAAGCTTGAATCCTGTTCTACCAACGTTTCTAAGATTCTCTTTAATCAGTGCATTGCTTGGTGTCCTGTTTCTCTCATACCAGTTCCAGTTGTTATCCTCTCTCATTTTTATTTTCATTTCATATCTCTTTTTGTAATTGATTTCTTCTTTTGCCATCTCTAGGCAAGCGATCATGTAATCTATTTGTTTTATAACGTCCATATTCTTTCTCCTTTACAAATATCTAAACCATCTAATGTAATTGACCTACAAAGTGAATATTTCATTTTATAAATCACATAAAACTTAAAACAATCTGTTAATACCTCAATGTGGCAAATTATAATGTCTGATTCTTCGCACTGATGAATAAGTGCAAGTTCAAGTTTGATGCGTTTTTCTAGTTCTTCGTCTGGCATAACAAACTCCTTTATTTAACCTTGTTAGTCATTCCACATATTTAATAAGCCGTCAATGTCTCTTCCTAATTCGCAATAATCATCTTCGATTTTGCTTCTTAAAATTTCATATAAAGCATTTATGCTTGTTAAACACAACATATTTTCTTGATATATTACATAATTTGGTGTTATTCCATCATCTTTGTACAGACAATCAAATGCGATAACGTATATTTCATCTATCTCATTTATATCTATACATTCTTTCGTTTCCTCTTTGCCGCTATATACTTTTCTAAAAATCTTTTCATAAAATCTTACTAAGATTGCTGCTACCTCTTCGTCGTTTATACAATTATCGCTGATTCTTTCTGGATGGCTCATAATCGTATAAATAGCTGCCTTTTTGCATACGTCCTTGAATTGTGTCTTTGTAATCACGTTCCCACTCCTTTACTTCATCATGTTTCTAATCTTCAACATAATAATCACGTTTAAACTCTTCGTAGCTCATAATACGTTTGCTGCAGTCAATACATCTCATTGTTTTGTTATAACTAAATAAATCTATGACTTCACTGCTTTCCATTTTTCCATCAAAGCTATATGTGTCAGTTCCATTTGCTTTAAACTTTGCAAACATTCCACGATCACTTCCACAGTATGGGCATTTTGTTATTTTCTGCATATTTCAACCCCCATTTCTTTTAATTCTCTCCTGATCATTTCTTGCAAAAAATCGTGGTAGCATTTGTCACACAAGAAGATTGTACGCTTCTGATCTGTGCCGAAAACGATTCTTTTCATTCCTTTATCTTCTGCAAAATCTTTTTCACACTCTATACAACTGCCGTGTCTGTCTGAACCTTTTAATGTGTTGATGTCAACTATTTTCATCGTTTTTTCTCCTTTACTTCATCATGCTTCTGTATGGCTCAAAGAAATCTTCTTTTCTTAACTCCATTTCACATTTAAGACAAATGAATTTGCTTTGTATTTTCATATCTGAATTTATTTGTATATACTCTCTTCCAACGTCTTCATTGAATAACAAACTATTACAATATTTGCATCTTGCTACTGGCATTATTCTCTCCTTTCAATCGGCACGATCTTACCTTTCTCATACCTGCAATATCTACCGTCTTTGCTAATGTATGGAGACATAAATCCTGTGCTTGTTCTGCCTGCTCCATCTTTAAAATACCAATAAACAATCCTTGTCGAGTTGTCATAAGATAAGATGTTGTTAATATCAACTAACGCTGCACTCTGCTGTGTATCACTTTCATCCTTATATGTATTACTTTCTTTCTCCTCGCAACCTACCAACATGCAACTCATTATTGCTATCGAAAACACAATAAATAATATTTTTTTCATAATTTTTACCCCACATCCTTGATATTAAGTTCTGCTGTCGCAGGTATAAATCTCATATATCCTGCATCTCTTATAATCTCGTTTTCTGTTAAATCCACGATTTGTTTCTTTTCTTTTTCTGATTTAACTACAAGATAATAATGTTCATCTCTCACACCCATACACACCTCTCCAATTTTGAAGTGACTTAATGTGTATGTTTTAATACTTGGTTGTTTTGCATTAATTTTCATCTTCTACCTCCAAAATAAAGCCACCATTTGATCACGTTATAATCAATTTCATCTTCTTCTAGTTTTGTAATTTTACGATTATTTTTCTCGTATGTTTCTACCTGCTTCTTAACTAACTCGTTACTTCTAAGTTCTGGATAAGTAGCAATTAAGGTTATTCCATCTCCTGCCTTAAATTCTTTGTATGTATCCTTCTCATGGTCCATATAATTTTTAACGACTGTATCTATTTTTCTTTCTAGCTGTTGATTTTGAGTTTTATATACCTCTATTTTTTTATCAACTCCTTGATATTCAAACACTCCAAATATTGCAATAATATATATAAATGCCAATGCTGCTGTCGCAACCAATCCACCAGTTACCAATTTATTTATTGCATCATTTATATCTGGCACTGTATTAGCTAATTTAATTGCCATTCCATACCAAATTACTGTAACCGCTATAATTATTACCAATAGCATTATTCCTCTCCCTAACTTTCTACCCCAAAGATGTACTTGAGTATTTTTTCTTTTCCTACTGCTTCGATTGCATCAAATACAAGTTGTTTTGATGTGAAAATGACTGTTCCCTGTACTTTGTTACCAATCCATACATCAAAATCAAATTCTTCATTGTCTTCATCATACAAAATACAATAATTATCTTCGAGTATCGGACCATTATGCTCCTTTGCATACCGTTCTAGTTCAACTTCTACTTTTCTTTTCTCTATAGCAAATACTATTTCTTTTTCTGTCAGAAATACGTTTCCAAGATCCCATCTTGTATTATCGTATTCGGTATCATCCCAAACTGCATTTACAATGTCTCCAACGCTATCCAAATAAAAATAACGTGTCCCAATCTCTGGTTTCTTTACCTTTGCATCCTGTTCCTTATCTGGTTCTTCTCCATTCATCTTCCCAACCAATCTGTAAAACTCTTTTTCTTCTGCTTCTGTTAGATTTTTAATTCCCATATTTAATCCTCCTTATTTGTTAAATAATCTTCTATGGCTTGATCTAAAAATCTACTACTGATAAACCAACAATCAATGTATGTTGTTTTATTTTGTTTGTTATATATCAATAGACTTTTGTTTTTAACATTTTTCAATGTTATTCTCATCATGAGTGTATCTGTATTATTGCTTAACTCATCAACTCCTAAAACCGTGTTTTGTGTAAGTTGATTTAGCTGACTTGTAATACGCTGTAAACACGTTTCTTTGCAAATTACTTTATTCCATGTTGGTTTCAAACATCTAATAGTTGTCTGCATATCATTTCTTTCATTAGTGCTTGTCAAAATAAAGCAATCATCTAATTCTTTTATTTCTTCTCCGCTTATAATTGCTTTCGTTTCTATATTATAAATTTGCATTTCTTACTCCTTTACTGTCCATTCTCTCCCCTGCCGTTAATAGCAGGGGAAATCATGACTTATACAATAGCTGTATTGTACTTATGCGTTGCGAGGATTCTTTTATTTAGTTGTCGTGTGGTATATAAAAATCCTGCTATGCAACAAGCCTTTTCTGGCTTGACTCTCTGCCCAATAAGATGAAAAATGAAAAAATTTGAAAATACAAAAACATTATTTATAGTTTCGTTAGGCAGAGAATCAAACCAGAAAAGATGCTATTTAGTTACTAAACTTCTGTAAATTCTCCATCAATTAATTTGTACATCGTGTCTTCTTTTATTCTCTCTCCGTCCACATACTCTGTCTTTACACACTTAGGAACATATCTATCTTTCTCATAGCTATATTTCCATTCCGCAAGAGTAATCCAACTTCCTTTTTTAGCACTTACGCAACTATCATCCCCTGCACAACAAATAATGCTGTCGTATCCTGTGCTTTTAATCTTTGCGTAGTATCCAGAGCTACCAATCTTTGCGGAGTTCCCAGAGCTACCAATCTTTGCGGAGTTCCCAGAGCTACCAATCTTTGCGTAGTCCCCAGAGCTACCAATCTGTGCGGAGTTCCCAGAGCTACCAATCTGTGCGGAGTATCCAGAGCTACCAATCTTTGCGGAGTATCCAGAGCTACCAATCTGTGCGTAGTATCCAGAGCTACCAATCTGTGCGGAGTTCCCAGAGCTACCAATCTGTGCGGAGTCCCCAGAGCTACCAATCTGTGCGGAGTCCCCA